ATTGTTACTTGTTTCTTTCCGCTACAGTAAAAATAGTTTTCTGTATTTACAACATATGGATTATCACAACCAAGTTGCTTCTCATACCACAGACATTGTTTCTTATACACTTCAAACACATTTTCATTTGGATCGCAACCGTAGAATTCTTCTGCATCTGATGCATAGAATCCTGCTAGACGATCTCCCCAACCACAACTGGTGTCCATGACAACCTTTGAATTTGTCATTTTGTAAATAGACTTAGCAACATGCGGTTTGAATTGAGTTGCAACATATGCACCAAGGCGGAATGAACCTCTCCAATTGTGAAGACCAACTTGAGTGTTACCTAGTCTCCAAAATGTATAGTTCATCTTCTTCAGTAGATTTTCATCTTTCCAAATCTCAAGGGGAGCAGCAAATCCATAGGAACCACAGGATAGTCTGTTCTCTTGCTGAAAGAAGTTACTTACATCATTATAATAATGACCAAACTGAATGAGTGCAAATCCATACTCGGAGAATGGATATTTGTAATCATCATATTTTTCCATCACATCTCTGGTCTTTAGTTGCTCAGAAGTAAAGATAAATTTATTCATATCATCTTTACAAAACTTTGCAAACTTATCCACGACATCAGATTCTTCTATTTCGCGGAATGGAAACTTTGGTTTATATGTAACAATATACTTGGCAAGAGCATCTTTGATATCTTGCTTTGTATAGTTTTCATTCATTTCTCTCCATCTATCGGGAGGAATGATTGGTAAACCGTTGCTATCTGCGTATTGTTTTATTTCTTCTACCAAGTCAAGCAAACAAGGATTCAAGGGTCTGTTCTTTCTTTATCTTCCATCCAATAGCATCAAGGATGGTTTTTAGGGGTTCTACGAATGATACTTCAAATTGCTTGTTATGATCTATAAATCTATCTAGGTCAAACTCCTTTGGAAGTTTGCCTGGAAAAGATGCAACTCCAGCACCAAAAGGATTTGGTTCCTTTAAATACACAAATTTAATCTTTTCTCCATCACGAATAATAGAATACTTCTTTTGAAGATTGTTCTTACGAATGAAGTGATTATACAGCAAAGATCCCTTTACTGCAATAGGGGTAGACTTACGATATATGTTTGTAGTGTCTGAATATTTGTCCATCCCATTACAACCGCGAGGGAATGCAATATCTTCAACTGGACTATTATTAAAATCCTTTTGAAACTTTTCAGTATATTTGATAAGTTGTTCTTCATTTCCATTTAGTATTATCTCAATACATTCTGCAAGAGCATTACGAACAATTTCGGGAGTAGAAGATCTTGCGGTTTCAATTCCCATAATTTTTTGTTCTGGTTTCTTTAAAACAACTCCATCCTCACCGACAAGTACATTCAACATATATCTTTTCTTAGCAGTCCAAATACCATTGTCTGCAATAGATTCTCGTTTCATGTTCATCTTCTGATCGTATGCATTCATAAGAATTGCAAGATCATTATACTTTTTAGTAATGAATGGTTGAATTGCCTTATCACATGCACTCAAAAGAAATTTGATAATCTTATCGTTATTTGTTTCATTAGGCAAAACTTTTGCAACCAAAGAATCCATACGCAAGTAAATACTGTCAGTATCGCTTGCAATTACATAATCTTCATCTTTAGTACCTACAGCATTATTCATGTATTCATTTAGATACTTCTCAATCCAACGAATAGACAACTGACCAGAAATGGTAATTGCTTCCGCCATATCAAGATTATAATATCTAAAGTATTGATTTCCGATTGCACCGAATGCGGAATTCAACTGAATCTTACGAGCAAGTTGGAAGTTATGATACTTTGCAATCTGCTTCTTGAGTTGAATCTTTTGATCTTCAGAAGCACCTTCGGGAAGAGTCTTTAGTTGTGCTTTACACTCCAACATTTTCTTCTTGTAAATTTTTCGCTCTTCGTAAAGCGTGTGCATTAGATGCGGAAGGAATCCCTGCTTCTTTTTTGTATAAGTCGTTCCGTTTGCTGCAATCGAAAGATTCTTTGCAGTAAACTCTTGAATATAAGTCTGACTAACTTGACCATTAGTCAAAACTCCATCAGGACTTACATAACCACGCTTACCGTCTTTTGTAAGTGTTTCAGGCGAAATGTTATATTGCATGATAAGGTGGGGATACAGACTATCTAAATCGAATGAGACTACCCACTTGTGCATACCGACATGCGGTTCTTTTACATATGCACCTTCAAACTTGTCATCTTTCTCGCCTGACTTCTTCATCGGAATAACAATATTTTGAGAATTCAAATAATGATAAATGATCTGATCCCAAGTCTTTACCTGAGAAAAAATATCATTATGATTTACCTTTGCGGAATATGCGATTCGTAGTGCAAGTTCCATCAACCGCAGTTTTTCTTCCAAGCGAACGACGAGATCAACATCCTTCACATTATACTCAATAAACTTTTGGAAGTTCTTTGTATAGAAGTCACTAATGCTATCGTATTCCGAATAGGAAGTCTTTCGCTCACCAAGTTCAACATATGCAATATGATTAAGTGCATATGACTCTTGATTCACATATGTGAATGTTTGATATACTTCATAGTAATCAAGCATTGATATACCAATGATATCATAAACTTGCTCCTCTTTTCCAGAACTACGAGTTATCTGCCTATCCTTTATCTTGCCCCAAGGTGATAATTTTTTTGCTGCTTTTGTTCCAAGCAATACCTTGATTCGATTTATAAGATAAGGAAAGTCGAAGAATCTAATGTTCCATCCCGATACAATATCGGGATAATTTGCTGCAAAATAATCAATGAATGTTTGCAACATATCACTTTCATCTTCAAACTCAAACACACGAATATCTTGTGCTGTTTTGAATTTACCGAGACAAAAAGTTGCTTTGCCAGTTCTTGTAGATGAAACAGAAATTACATTAATACTTTCTTCTGGGTTCTCAATAGAAGGCCACCCCTTCTCTGAAGTTGTCTCAATGTCGATATACATTATGTCAATCTTTGAAAAATCATAAAGCATATCACTCCCATATGTTTCATGTATAAAATGATACTCTGCTTGTATATCTCCATAGATATCAAAATTTTTAACTTCAGAATAATTTTTGATAAATTCTTTATATGAATCAAATGAATCAAATTTCAATTCCGAAAGATATTCTCCAGAAATTGAAATTTGATCTGTTTTTGATTTGGAAGGCAAAAATACTGTCTGAACAAATGGACTCTCTAGATATTTTCTATTGCCATGATCATCAATTTCAGCATAAAGAATGCTGGAATAATCATAGTATACATTTGTGTAAAATTTCATTTATTTGGATCCAAGCAACAATTATCATAACATGGTTGATATTCTATCGGAGAAAAATTTATATATTCAAACTCACTTGCCTTTATAATATTTTGATGTCTTTCAAATTTAGTACCATCTTTATACTGCCCACGAAGATAATCTCTTTGTCCTTTGTTTCCATTTGTCTTTAAATTAGCATTATACTGCTGTCTTGAATTTGCCCATTGAGTATATTGTGAATGCAGTTCTTGGTTATCCTGTATGGATCGTGATTCTGCTTTCCATTGTTCTAAGTATCCTCTTTCTATAGGAAAGAATGTACAAATTGGTTCGCCTTCTTCAAATTTAACTTCATAATTTTCTTCTGTTATTTTCCAATTCATGGTAAATGTAAAAGGTAACCAATCAGTTTCTACTATTCCCTCTAATGCAGTTATCCCTCTCTTTGGATTATTTGCTGGACCCTTTACATATAAGTTATGATTCTCTTCAGTTTTCATCAAAAAACCAAGACTGAATGTAATAACTCCACTCCCAAAGTGAGATGTAACAATATGCTGATCGTGTGCAGAATTGCTATTTAACTTTATGGAAATGTCATTGAGATTTCTTCCTCCGTTCCAAATTGCACTAAAAGAAAATGGTATATTTACTGTCCAACCATACCCATTTGCAACTGTCAATGGAAGACATCTGTATGCAAAAGCATCATGAGTCTCATCCATCCATTTTCTCTTTTTATTTGGAGTAGAAATTGGAAGTGGATTATAAATCCTATATTGTGTAATCTTCATGGTTATTTTGATTTTAGATATGCGGCAAGCAAAATAGAATAATTAATCATGTCTATGAGAGTATCATGAACACTTTCATCCTCTACAACTAGTTTTCCTTTTGCTGAATATGATGAAAGTCTAGACATTTTATCAGTCATTCTAACCAGAAATGCTTGTTCAGTTGTGCAGATTCCCAATGCCTCTGCTCTTTTAAAGTTAGCAAATGGGTTTACTCCATCGCTACCAGCATAATCAGCATTTTTCTTTTTCATTAACTCAAGTGCATACTTACACATTTCTTCATGTATTTTAAAAAGTTCTTCACGGGTCATGTGTCATTCTCCAAAAAGTAGTTCAAGTGTAGCAGTTTTATATGATAAGTCAAAACCTTTTTTTGAAAAGCACCAAATATTCTCTATAAAAGTATTATCTAAATGTTTCTTAAGTGCTTGTGTGTCCATCTTTTTTGGTCTTTGTTTAATTCTCATTCCTATCTGACCATCAAAAATTCCACCCAAAGAAATAACATGATCTACCATCTGATCGCATGTTCTATATCGTTTTCCATTTATTGTTGGATCCATGATATTAATCATCATTATTCCTTCAGATGACAGTGATTCATAGCAAGCAGTAATTACTGGTTTGTAGAATTTATTCCACCAATTATCATATTCTGGATATCTTGCCCATGATTGTTTCCAACTGTCACCACCCTCATCATATAATTCTGTTGAGAAATATGGAGGCGATGTAAATATAACATCATATTTATTTGATTTAATTGTTGGAAGAATGTCTTCTGCTGGAGCATTATAAAACACTACTTCTTTTCCAGACGAACCAACTATTCTAAATGCATCATAGTAGTGATCTTTGACTTGAATTTGAAATTTATTTACTATTGGTTCTTTTCCAGAAAGTAATTTTTCATATTCAATGCATTGAGTTACATATACAGTAAAAACATTTGGATTTGGATCTGTTCCCATATATGTCAATGCAGATGATGCATAAAACCCAGCAAGTCTATCCCCCCATCCCATACTAAAATCTAATATAGATTTCATTTTACTATTAATTTTAGAAAAAGCAAAATCATATATTGTCTTTGCGACATGAGGTTTAAATTGAGTAGCAACATATGCACCAAGTCTAAAAGATCCACGAATTTTATCTTTGCTTATTCCTTTATTATCTAATCTCCAGAATGTCCAATTCATTTTATTTAAAAGATCTGGAGAATACCAGTATTCATTTGGAGAGACAAAAGAATATGAACTACAATCATAACGATTTCTCTGCTGAAAATAATTGCTAATATCATTATGATAATGCCCAAAAGATATAACAAATTTACCATATTTACTAAATGGGTATTTGTAATCAGAATATTTTTCAACGACATTTCCAGTATCAATCATTATAAATTCAGAAAAATTTGTTTTTCTTAAATTATTAAATTTAGAAATAACATCATCTTTTGATATTTCCCTAAAAGGAAACATTACAGAATATCTGGAAACATATTCTGCAAATCCATCTTTTATTTCTTGTTTAGTATATTGTTTGTTAAATTCATCCCAATCATTTCCAACAATATATGGGATTCCATCATTATCTGCATATTTTAACAGATAACTAACAATTTCATCAATTTTTGTTTTAGTCATGATATACCTGTAGATCCAAATCCACCAGATCGTTCTGTTTTTATATTTGGTCTTTCACTTAAACACTCAAAGGATAACTTAATATTTGAAACCAATTCACCTTGCGCTATCCTGTCGCCATTATATATTTTTATTCTCTCTTGTGAATTATTATACAATGGAACAAATACTTGCTCTACATAATCTGAGTCTATTATACCAACACAATTTATCAGATTCAATCCTTTTTTTGTTGATAATCCAGATCTAGAATATATTCTAACTGAATAATTTTCTTGAATATCAAATATGATACCAGTAGGTATTAAAATTCTCCATTCAGCAGGAACTTCTATATAATTTTTACCATCTACATCTTGTATGGAAAGCATCTCTACTAATTTATTATCCTTAGTAATTGCCTTTATAGATGATTGGTATGGCATATATGCTGATATATCAAAACATGCTGATTGTTCTGATCCATAGATCAGATCATTTACATCATTTTTCATTTTATAATATTTTAAATTCATCATAGTTTTATTGCCGAAAATCTAGTTGCATTTAGTTGCAATGTAACTGCAGTTGTTCCTGTAGGAACATGCTGAGAAGTTGTTACAACTTCTCCACCCCCCTGCGTGAAAGTGGTAGGAGCATAATTACGACACATTATAGAAAAAGATTCTTGATTTGCAAGTCTAAAAACAGAAGATCCCGATTGTGATCCAGACATAGCACCTGCTAATCCAGTTGCCAATATCGGCAATTGTGTATTTGTAAATCCATATTTTGTAGAATTTAAATTATCTACAACTGTAGAATCTGGATTTTTTTGAATCCATGCTGCTCTACAAATATTTCTACTACCATATGCTTGAGTTGCTGTAAAAAGACTCCAAGCAATTTGATATGTAACTAAAACTGTAATGTCAGTTCCTGTGTTATTTGTAAATGTATTATTTGTAGCATTTACTGTTAAAAATGCTGGCCCATTGGAATTTGTAGTATCAGCAGTAGAGAATGTTATTTTATAACCAGTTGCACCAGTTAATCCAGTTGGAGAAACTGTAGTATTTCCACCAGCGATTCTTGATTGAACTGGATATGCCGATCCAGATGTTAAAGTTGATGCAAAGTCTTTTATCGCTTTTTGTGTTGGTATTTTTGCATCACTTGGTGTAGCACCACCGAGTGTTGCATCAGT